CACATCATGGCTAACACTGTATCGTCTGAAATCAAAGCTGGTACTGGCGCAACTTTCCTTTCATGGACTGATCGCCACCCAGGTACAGTAATCAACGTATTCAAGAAAGGTGCATACACTTACCTTGATGTTCGCCATGATCGTGTAGAATATCATGAAGATCGTAGTGGTAACTTTGATATTGTAGATGGTGAAGATCAGTTCTTTTCAACATTCCGATTTAAAACTGACGGTTCATCTGGTTTCCAGAAGGTTTCTAAAAACCCAGATACAGGTCGTTGGAACAAGATTGGTGATGGTGGTCTTTCGGTTGGTACTCGTGAATACTACTACGATCCATCATTCTAAGATTTTCGATGAAGTCCAAATCGCCACCCACTACTCCAGATAGGATGATAGAGGTGGCAGACCTCTCTCGAGAAGATCCACTTTGTAAGACCTCTGGCGCCGGAGGCAGATAATGGAGATAAGGATTGGGACTACCCGGTCGAGTGCTCCACCTTTCTTAAACAGATCCATGTTATAATAATAAAAATTAACTTAAACGAGTTTATCTTATGTTCAAAACGCTAACATCTGCTATCGATCCCAAGAAAAACCCAAGTCTTGAGGAAATTCAGAAGATTCCATCTTTTATCTTCTGCCGATGGCTCAGTGGTAATCCTGTTACAATGCAGGCAGCCAACCAAATCAATCTTTATGATGATATTCCTATCGAAAACCAATACTGGATAGTTAAGAATGCATTCGCTGGCAAAATCAAATATATTCCGTACCCAAAAAATGTCTCAGAAAAACAACTCAAGGAAGTCGAATTCATTTCAAGACACTTCAATATCTCAGAAGAAAAGGCTCATGAATACCGAGATCTTTTATCAGCTGAAGAGAAACACGAAATAGTACAAATGTATACTGAACTCGAACTAAAAGGTAAAAAATGAAAGAATTAATTGTTTTTACCCATAATGACTTAGATGCATTAGGGTGTATGCTACATCTAGAATATAAATTTCCAGATGTTCCTAAAAAATATTTCCATACGAACTATTCGAATATTATTGAACTTACAGATGAGATTCTAACGTATAAAAAACAAAATGGCAATACTCATATAGTAATCCCTGATGTTTCTTTTGGTGATAACAAAGAATCTTTGCGTAAGATCTATAATACATTTGACCATGTAACCCATATCGATCACCACTTGTATGCTGATGGATTCTGGGATGAATTCCCTAATATGAAAGTTGTCTGGGATAAGTCAGTATGTGCTACTACTCTATGTGCTCGTTATTTTGGTAATAAAGGACAGAATACTAATTTGGATAAATTGACTTATATTATTGATGTATATGATATGTGGAGAGTTAAATCGGAACATTTCAGTATTGCCCAGGATCTTAATGAGTATTTCTGGTTCACTAAAACTGTAGATCTGTGTAATGATATTGTCCAAAATAATTATAAATTACCACAGGATTATGTAACAACCGTTCAGTACATACATGATCAATTCAATGCTGCTCTTAAGGATTACGAAGATCGTAAGTTAATTCACCGAGGTGGTGAGATTACATTGGCATTCGTTAAAGAATGGTTCAATCAGATTCTGATTCGTGAGATGGATGCCGGGAAGAACTTCGTGATTGGTATTAATTCTTGGGGGCTGATTAAAGTACGTGTTAATCAGGATGCACCTTATACACATGAACAGTTGAATAAGTTAAGGTTGGTTCTTACTGGTACTGAGACGACTGGTCATATGCATGCATTTACATATAAAATTAATGAATCGGGTTTAGATGCATTGATGGCAGAAGCACAAAAGATTACAACAGCAATAGGGAATTTATAATGCGAAGATATATCGAAACAGAACATGTAGTTAATCGGAAGGAGTGCATTGAAGCATTTTGCAATAAATGTGGAGAATCTAAAGGAGATGCAACTGAGATGTCTTTATATTTCGGATATGGTTCTTCTTTCGATATGCAAAAGTGGTCATTTGATCTCTGCGATGATTGTGTTTCTGAAATAGTTAATTCATTTGTTATACCGGTTGAAAAGAATAAGGAATATTTCTGATGTGGCGAATCTGGGCTAAAGCTCTAGGTGCAAAAACAGGGACATCGGATAAGGAAGCAGATAAGGTAGCAATAGTTAGAAGTACTATTGTTATCTTTGAGCTTATTGTAGGTGTATTTATTGTATTAAATGCTATTGCAAATCATGGATGGAATCTGGTTGGTTTTTAAATAAATACATGATATAATATACGAATATTGACTATACATTGAAGGACAAAAATGACTGATTTCGAATTTATTTTGCTTAAGAAACTTACACACAGTGGTGAGTTCTTCGGTAAGGTTATGCCTATTATTAAAGGTAAGTACTTTACTGAGATTGGTAACACTGAACTGTTTAAACTTGTGAAAGAGTACTACAACGAATATCGTAGTATTCCATCATTGACAGAGTTGGTTGCTAGTGTTAAAAATGTAAGTAATTCAGAGATTCGCGCAGAGATTGTTAAGTCTCTTCAACGTATTAATGCTACTGAAGAAGTGGCAAATATTGAGTTTCTATGTGACGAAACTGTATCCTGGGTTAAGGATGCTATGTACATGGAGGCTTTACAGATTGGTTCAGATGGTCTAATGAATAAAGATGACAATCTGAAACTAAAAGCTCAGCAGATTATGGATGAACGAGCCAAGGTTAGTATTGATACTGATTTAGGTTTGGACTTCGATGATATTGATGCTATGATTGAGTACTATTCAGAACGAATGACTGGTATTCGAACACAGCATACAGAGCTGAATAAAAGGCTTGGTCCAGGTTTCTTACCTGGTACATTAAGTGTTATCCTTGCCGCGTCAGGTGTAGGTAAGTCATTATTGATGACTGACCTCATCAGTGGTATGATTAAAAAGAATAAAAACATCCTGCTGATATCTCTCGAGATGTCGGATAAGGAAATCATGAAGAGGGTACACGCCAATGCCATGGATTTACCAATTAATAGTCTACTGGATTTGAATAAGACTCAAGGTGAGTTGGATAAATTGGATCGACCAATAGTGACTAAAGAAATGGTGCTATCGGCTTACAATAAAATGAAGACTGATGGCTCAACAGGGAAATTCTTCGTCAAAGATTATCCAAGTGGTTCATTTTCTCCATTAATGCTAGAACAGCTTGTGGAATCATATAAAATTGAACGTGGGGTAGAGTTCGACGCAATCTTTGTAGATTATATTGGTATCATGAAATCAGACTTGTTAAGCCCAGCTGCAGGTCTGTATAGTTACATTAAATCAATTGCGGAAGAGGTTCGTGCCACTGCCAAGAAACTTAATGTACCTATTATCAGTGCATCACAGTTGAATCGTTCTGCGACTAACAACATTGATGAGGCTGATAACAGTAATGTATCCGATTCGATGGGTACAGTAATGACTGCTGACTTTATGCTCTTTCTATTACAAAATGAGGAAATGAAAGAGAAAAAGGAAATCGTTTGCAAGATTACAAAGAACCGTTTCGCTGGTAGGACGGATACTTGGATGATGAATATCGATTATGAGCATATGCGATTCAATGATATGTTGATTCAAAATGCTGGTACTGACATTACTGGAATCGACTTTACAGATACAACAGCCCTCAAGGCAACAGACGGCTCTGCTCTCGACGACTTTGGGATCATAACACCAACAAAACAAAAAAATGCGGAAGAATTCGCAAATCAGGAAGTAAAGGACATCGTGCGAGAAGATGTTCAAAAGGTGATGGATGCTGATAATCAAAAACCAGATCCATTTGACAATGACATTGACAAACTATACGCCGAACTCGGACTATAATAGCTTAGCGGGTAGCTAGGCATCTAAAACTAATAATTGTATAAAGGAAATTTAAATATGAACACATTTGAAACTTCTGCGTTTGTCGGTATCGCCTTCTCAAACGATGTCATTTACAACTATGTCAAAGATGATGGCGAGTTCGAATTTACCGGACTCAGCCTCATCAAACAACTTAAAGCTAATCGAAATGGTATTATGGCTAATATTATCAAAAGCCAATCATACGACTGTATCCGTGCTATCATGGATGACGAAGTTATCTTTGGTACTCGTGGCGACAGAAATAATACTAATATTGCTTACCTGAACGAAATGTACCGTGTAATGGAAATGGAAGATCAGGTATTCGATTACTACTATATCCTGGATGTTAACAAAGATCTACTGATTGTAAAAACACCAGATCTGATTAAACCTATTGCTCTTGAATATAGTAATGATGAGGACGTAGAATATTTCCTAAATATAAATAATTAAAAATTGAACTTTAGGAGATTATAATGGGTTCTTTTAAACAATATCTTGCTGAAAACGAAGAGTTATTGGCAAAAATCACAGCTGAACTGGATGAACTTTCTGATGAAGAGCTTGGCGAGTTCGGTGAGGTCCTTTATTATGAATTCTTTGATGATGAAGAATCTGATGAAGATAACTACGACTTCTTCGATAAAGAAGATATTCTAGCAATGATTAAAGAGCTTGGTGCTGATATGTACTCTGCTGTATATGACATGCTTGAAGAAATCGAAGATGAAGAAGAAGATCTTGAAGAAAAGCTAAAACCAATGAAAGGTGACAATCCATGTTGGGAAGGCTATGTCATGGTTGGTACTAAATTGAAAGATGGTAAGGAAGTTCCTAACTGTGTTCCAGAAGAAGATGTTACTGAAGAAATGCTTGAAGCTGTTTCTCGTATCATGAAAGGTACTAATAAGAACCGTAAGAAACGTAAATTTATGAAGAACTCTAAAGCGGATCTTCGTAAAACCAAAACAAAACGTAAACAGGATGCTCGTAAATCTAGAGCAAAACGTAAGCGTTACTACCGTGCTAATAAAGCCAAAATCTCTGCTTATCAGAAGTCAAGAGCTGCAGCTATTAAGAAAGGCACTCATAAAGTTAAGAAGCGTCGTTCAGCTTAGTTCACAGAAAAGTTCCTTAATAAATAAAACTAAACTCAACATTAAGGAACTATTATTTTGTTTGAACAGTACTTCATTGAGGTTACAGAAAAGACCGACAAGTTATATTACAACTATATCGGCATTAACCGAAAGGAATTCCCTAAATGGGAAGGCTGGAAAATCATAAACAAGTATAAAGAACAAGGCGTTGATATTAAGGATATTCAGGACGAACGCTTGGATATCCTTGTCAAAAACTTCTACTACTTAAAATACTTATCTGAAAAAGATCAATAATATCATTCGAATTCGTGATTAATAACGTGTCCATTCCAAGTCTCTTGACGTTGTTGTGGCATATATTCTTCGTCAGCACCATCATCGAAACTACCGATAGTCAAAAGTTCTCCGAACTCTACTTTTTCTGAATCTTCTAAATCATCTGATTCATAGAGGTTCTTAATTAGCACCTTCATATCTTCGAAGTTCTTACTATTCGTAAATGGTACAAATGTCAAAGCTAATGACATAATCATATCATCATGTGCTCCATCATCTGCTTGGAATTTATTATTAATTAGAATGAACTGATAGAATTCATTAATAGTCGATTTATCATTAATCTGTAATTTATCGTTCTCTATAAACAATTTCAAAGTCTGTAGAATCTGCTTTCTAGACTTCGGAGTAGTTCTAAAACCTGGATACCTCTTTTTACGGTTCCTTCCTACATCTTTATCGTAGTGAAGATTTTCATACTCATAATCATTTCGCATCTGATCTGCTATTGACTGACCAGCACCTTCATTATTCTCAATAATCAAATAAGGATTATTATAGTATTCGCACCATTCATTAATGAACTCCGGCATCAACAAATAATCAATCTGTAATTGTGCTGTAGCTACCTGTTTAAATGTAAAATCGGTAATATCTACAACCTGTACAGCAAAAGCATCTTG